GCCACCACCAGCGTCAGTTTGAATTGCCATTTCACCGTCAGCTAAGACAGGATCAGCAGCAACCCACTGAGCATAGGTTCCTCGGCGGAATTGAATCTGAATAGGCACTACGTTGGCCCTCCTGCGTCAATAGGTGTGACGCCTCCATAATCTCCATTTGTATTTGACTCAGCAACACCACCATTTACGGTTCCCGCTGCTTGACCCGCTGGACCTGTACTCCCCGTGGGACCCGTGGGCCCTGTCGGCCCTGGGGGACCTCCAGGTGGGCCAACGGGACCAGTTGGGCCAGTTGGCCCCGTTGATCCCTGTGGCCCATTCGGGCCAATCAAACTAAACCCAACAGGCCAAACGCCGCTGGCTTTAGGCCCAAAGAAATAGTTATTGGACACATTCAAATAGAAGTCACCGTCTTGACCAGTAACTCCTTGCGGATCACCTATCCCGTTAAGAACAGTTGCGCCTGCTGGACCCGTGGGGCCAGACGACCCCTGGGGTCCTGCCGCTCCTGCTGGGCCAGGGCCACCTGCTGCTCCTGGCGCAGAAATTGTTTGCCAATAGCTGCTGCCAGCAGAAGGAGTTTGACCAGAATGCGCTGTGCGCGCAACATAGGAACCGCTGCTGTATTCAACAACATCGCCAACAGAGTAGGAGGTACCAGACGACCATTGTCCTTGATAACGGAAACCGTCAGCATAGGAAATGAGGTTCTGGCCTCTGCCTACATCATTGGTGTACGTGGTCCCTGTTGCCATTATTCAAGAGCCCCCACACGATTTTCAAGATCTTGAACTACAGCTACAAGCGCAGATACAACTGACTGATGCCGCCACGTTTGCGGCAAATCAGTCGAGTCATAAGAAACCCAATCAGGAGCCACAGCCGCAACTTCCTCAGCAATAAACCCAGTTTCAGGAGTTTGATTCTGATAATCAATCCCCGAAGCTGTAGAAACAGCAGCATCCCACTTAAATGTTCGTGGAGTTAATGCCGCAATCTTTGTTTTAGCAGCAGCTAAATCAACATCAGTAATATCTTCTTTGTATCGTTCCGAAGAAGAAACAATCCCCAACTGGTGAGAACCAGTCGTGGTGATACCAGCAGTGCTAGTTGAAGCAAGCGTCGGCCAACCAGCCGCCGCACGCAAATCCAAATTGCCTGAAGATTCTGCAATCGTCAAATGAGCAGTATCGTTATGAACAAACTGAAACCCAGGAAGATTCGTAGTAGGAAGATTGTCTTTCCACTGAATGTAATCTTGATTAAGGCTGTACTCATCACCGAAATACAACGTCGCAGTTTGGAAACGGCTACCCACACGAATCTCTCCGCCGCAATCAATGTTCGACCAAATATTTGCCCAGTTCACATTTAAGCGTGTACCTTCACCTTCTAAATAATCAGTTGAAGTTCCAGGCACGCTTTCGTTGTATCCCGTGTAGCCAATAATGTCTCCACGGATTGCCATAGAACCATTAATAACTAAACGATATTCGGAAGCAGGACGTCCATCATATGGCCCTGTGTACCCTTCCCCAGCACGACGAGAGTACACCGAATAGCGGTGACTCTCAGACAAATAATTGCCAGCATAAGCACCGCTGGCTATATCTGAACCATAAGAAAGCTGATGAGTGTTGTTACCAGGACCAGAACTTGTAAAGTTTGCTCGATAGTTCAGATCTTTTAAGAAACTCCCAGCAGTATCTTGATTAATGTCAGTACCAGTACCCAAACCAATAACATTATGTTGCGTGCTATTTAGATAGAAATTGTCTGACGCTCCAAGAGAAACAGTTCCTGTAGCAGTCAACGTCCCCGTAGCACTAGGATTAACCGCCCTCAACAACCCTGGAAAATTAGCAGGATTAGCTGCATCCCCATTAATAAAGTTTTTTACTTTGTTCCAGTTATCGTTGTGCTTTGAAGCTTCGATAGCTTGACCTGCCTCAGCCAAATGCGGATAAGTGAAATCGACCATTAACGCAGTCTCCTGTGTAGATATGTAAACGCCATAGCATTCACTTCCCAAGCCTCATCATTGGTAGTAGGACCATCAATCTTCACTTGTATAGCTTTGGCTGTCCCAAGTGTTGGTAGGCGTTCAATGTTTGTGACGCTAGTGTTTGGCTCTCCAGCCCATGTAACAGCGCCAGCCGCTGGTGGAGTAGATGCCCATGTGCTCGTATTCCAACTGCCTCCTGTGGATGCTTCTGTTTGAACACCAAAAGGCATTTGTTTCGTGTAATCAGAACTGTTGTAATCGACATACAACTTTGCTGTCAAAGCAACCGTATTGTCTGAACTCACAACAAAACGAGGTTTCCCCCAACGTTTTCTAACAATCGGGTTGCCCCCTACAAGCCAACTCGATGTGTATGAACTATCTATATGAGAAGAAGCAGAACCATAGAAATCTGATTCTAAATTCTGTTCTAAATGAATAACACGACCTGTGTTTTCTTCACATCCTGCCAAAAGCGCTTGCGGAGCGTTCGGCGGAGCAAACGTCAACAAAACATTTGCATCAATGTCAGTCATCGTCCAAGCACCGTTGTTGCCTAACGTCGGATCATAAACCAACACCCGACGTTTAGCGTTACCACCACTTGTCTCATCCCAGTCAACAGCAACATATAAACGATTCTTAAACCAAGCAAGCTGCGGTGGGCTGTTGAACTGTAACCTGCCATCGTCAATGGCTGGCATAAGTTTCTCAAACACCCAAACAAACTGTTGCCCGTTGTACATCCATACGCCTTGACGGTCGTACCAGAAGAACACCCCATACGGGGTAGAAACTGGGGATGACATTGAAATCGAACCAACATCTTGAGTCAATGGAACCATCTGGAATGATTGACCAGTGTTGCCATACAAAGCGTGAATGCTGTTGGTCTTAAAGACCAGCAATCTGTCAGCAAATGGCAAAAGAGCAGACACTTCGTCCCCTCGTTCACCTACGTTTACGTCAATGTAGTCATAGTCAAACCATGTTTCTGGGTCATCAATTTTGGACCACCGAATACGGTTCGAGTATTCAGTGCCACCTTCTTTAGTGTGACCAACCCAAGCAAAGTTATTCCAATGACAGGTGTATTTAGCTATAGGGTAATTTCCTGCTGAACCGTTGACATTCGACGCAAGGTTTGAAGCAGTTGTTCCATCGTAAACAAACGACGCAGCATCTCCCGAAACTCCATAAAACTTGTTATTAGTTGTTTGCCCGTACAAACGATCACCGTTTGTTACCGACACCCCCGAAAGCGCAGTGAAATCACCTGTAGCAGACTCAGCGACAGTAGTGCCATGCGAACAAATAACTCGGGACGTACCCCCATCGGGAGTAAACTGCGCCAACCCAGTAACATCTTGATTCAACGCTGTTCCGTTACGCACGTTTACACCAAGACGCATTTTGATGCCACCCCGAGGGTCCACATCAACATTCAACATCGCAGGACTCTCCGAAGGCGCAAGATTGAACTGGTCAGAACGCAAGTTCAGACCACCACTAAAATCTTGAAGCATTTCCAGCTTAAACCCAGGACGTGCCACTTATTACTCCCAGGAATACCGAAGACGGTTAGGTAAGTAACTGTTTCGCACCCAACGTGAAGAAGAACGTGAGTTCATTATCATTGGTTGCGGAGCAGGAGCATCAAGATATCTAGCTCGAAGATTATCAAGTTCCCTGATAAACGTATTGAAATAGGTAACAGCCATTTCAGGATCTTCTTGTTGGTCGTATGCACGACTAATCCCATATGTGGCTATAACAACATGAAACGGTTCGGGGAAATCAACAGGACCAAGCCCATTAACGGTATTTACCCCAAAGTGCGTAGGGTTTTTGTACCCACGCACATAAATAGTTTCCCCACCTGGAGGAGTTGGGTACATCCGTATTGTGTCAGCCCAATAACTCCAATAAGAAGGCGTACCGCTAGTTGTCGTACTCAGCGGATACATTGCGTCTGCTTCATCTCGACCTAACAACTGAAGAATTTCGTCGTCAGTTCGCAAAGCCTGAATTTCTTTCAACCCCACATTGACAGGAGGAGCAGCAGTGTTCTGCACGCTAGCCCCAACAGTGGCTAACGTGTAATCCTTAATCCCTGCAACTGTCGTAAATGTTGTTTCTGTTTCATACCAAGGCCAGCGTTTCTCGCTGTAAACAACTTGGTCGTAGCCTTCACCAAGGAAACGGTTTAAGGTCGCATCCGAAATATCGCTGCTGTCAATTTCGACAACAGATCGAATGTATGACCTCATGTCCTCAATGTTCACGCCTACTCCTTATGGAAAGTACAAAGACTTTCTCCCTCAGCAGGACGAGCTTTGCACTGAGCACCGCTCTTGGTGTTAGCTACGCACTGGTTTTTAACTGTTTCCCAGGTTTCCATGTCGTGATTCAAGGGACGAACATTTCTTTTTCCGAAATAATCGGAACGAGGTATTTCTTGACGGTGACCCTCCGCAGGAGGAGTCCCGTAAAGTCGAGTGTTTTGTCCGTAAGCGATTTGTATTTCTCTACCCATGAATCCTCAGAACTTTTGGGAGGGGCAGGGACCAAAGCCCCCACCCCTCCATGTTTATACGGCTATCAGGTGATGCCGTAAAGCATACCCTGACGAGAACGGTTGCTCGTCGTAAGGTTGCCGTAACAGAGGATCTGTGAGTACACAGCATCCAAGTTGTTTGGACGTACAAACGGAGTTGCTTTGAACCACACCTCTGAATGCCGTACAAGTTGGAGATACTTAGTGTTCAAGAAGAAGATTTTTCCATCCAGGTGGTTTGGTTGGTTATCAAACGTCACTGGAGCACCCTTGAACATAAGGTTCTGGAACCCTGCATCTGCCATGTCGGTATCGGTGTACCGAATATTTGCTGTCAAACTTGCTTCATAGGCTTCATAAACAGCTTGCGATGCAATCATAATCGTGGGCTGGTCATTACCTACTGAGCAGTTGTTGTAAACAGTAGCCATTGAAGCTGTTGTCAACGCTCCTGCCTCATCGGTTAGCTGTGAACGCCACCATGAGTTATCAGCGTCAGATGCGTCAATGCCGCCAACAGTGTTGCCTGTCCCAACGAGTTCGTTGAGGCCGTGCATGTCTTTTTGGGCGTTGCCTTGACCATCTTCGTAGAACATTGCGTTGAGGTTCTCGATAATTGTTTCCTGTGTTTGGAAAATCTTGCCTTCCAACAGGTCAATTATTTGAGCCTCACCATTGTTCTTGGCTTCTTCTATACCACTAATCGTTACAGTAGCCGCATACTGTTTCCAGTCATACTCGGCTGCTGAAATGCCATCTTGAGCAGTAATGTCAATAGTGTCAGTTCCAGCGTACGAACCAGCGGTTGAGTTTGTTCCATAAATCAACGGGACAACAATTTTAGCGCCGCCACCCACTGTTCTCATGGTTGAACCATTGGTCAACGCATAGAAAAGTGGACGAGCACTGAAAATATTATCCTGCAACTTAGGAATATAGTTATTGAGCGTGGTGCTCAATATTTGATCGAAATTGGCGTTTCCTGCAGCCATTCTAATTTGCTCCTAAAAGGTTAAGTGCTTAATTGTTCCTTTGCCTGAGCGAATGCTTCTCGAATGCTAGAAGGACGTGATGTTGGCTTGGCATCGGTTCCCGTTTGGGTTGACCCACCTGGTTCGACTACCGCTGCTTCCCGTTTCTTAGCAACAATTTCTTGTTCCTTAGATAGTTTGTCAGCAGTACTTTTAACCTCGTTGAATCTCCAATGTGTATAAGCAGCTTCAAGATTTGGAATCTTGTGCTTTAACGCATGGTTCATCAATTCGCGGCTATCGAATTCGCCGTATGTTTCCTGTAGCTCCGATACTTGTCGCTCTATGGCTTCCTGACGTTGCTTCGCTTCAGACTGTTCAAGTCTTCTCTCCAAAGCTGCAATCTTTTGCTGTGTAGGGTCTTCATCGTCCCAGTTACTGTATTCGTCACTGGAAGAAGGTTGTCCTCCAAGCTCTAACTCGAAAGATTGAGCCAAAGTTTTGAGTGTCTCCTCTGGGTTACTTTCCAAAGCAGACACTATTTGTTCAGCCTGACGCAATCGCTCACGTTCAGCAGCTACCTCTTGAGTCTTTCGGGTATAATCCGAATGCCTCTGATAGCCGTTTTGGAGTTCTTCAAGGGTGACCTGCTCCTCTACACCGTCAACTTTGATGGTGTACATTTCGCCAGGTTCCTGTGGAACTTCATTTATGAATGAATCAGGGTCTTCCGCATAAACGGATTCCGTATCAATTTCATTTTCTTCGGGCACTAGCCCCTCCTAGGAGTTCTCTGCGAGATTGTTCCTAATAACTATAGAGGAGTGTCCCACTACAGTGAGGGAAGTTCAAGCCCCATCTGGTTTTGAAGTTGCAAAAGAAGCTCTGGAGGCACTCCACCAGTGGGCGCAAACGCCCCAGCTTGGCCTTCTGGCATAGGTACGCCCCCTAAGTCTGGCGGTGGAGGGACCATTTGTTCTTCGCCCACGGCTTCTTCTGCCTCTTGCGGCGCTGGTTGCGCTTGCATAATAAACTTCGCTGGGTCTTTGATACCAAAACCGTTCTCTAATACGTGCATTGCTAAAGCAGCAGGGTCAATAACAGTACCAACAAGCGGAGCAACAGCATTCATAAGCGAAATAGCTTGCTGCTTGCGAATCGTATCGTTCATAGGTTGCGTAGAACCAGCCTGAACAGAAAAATCGTATTCCCCAGTAATATCATCTCGGGTGTAGTTGACGAACATATCTTCGCCACCAACACTCGTAACCCTAGCTATTTGGTCCCCCGTCATAAACTGTTGCATCAGTTGTATGACTCGCCTAGCTACATGAGAAATACAGATCTCTACAATGGCTAATTTATCTGCAGCCCTAGCATTCTGAGCGTCAGCGATAATGCTTGCTTCTGTGGCAGTACGCCGTATTTCAGGCATTGCGCCCCGTGCATACTCAGAAATACCTGAAACCGTGTTTATATCGTCTTCAATAATTGCCGAATAGTTGTACATATCGGCACTCATAGGTATTTGAGGCATTGGAACAACCACTTCTGATAGTGGTTTGTTCTCGTCCACAACAGGAACCATTCGCCCGTCGTCTTCTGATTCGAGAGCTTCTCGGCCTTCAGGCCCGAACGAACGCTCATGGTACAACCATTTGCGTGCGTATCGTTTCCTGTCGTTCATCAACTGGGAACGAGTTTTATCGAGTTCCAACTGGAGACTTTCGATACTTTCTAAATCTCCTATTGGGTAGAACTGGTCTGGAACGTCGTAGTTTCTGACCATTACAAACGGTTGACCGTAAGCGTATGGCATTGCTACAGGGTCAATCAGAAATTCGTCGGCTCCGTCTGCGTAGACAGAAAGCGTGTTTGCTTTCATGTCGTAGTATTCCCAAATAACTACTTGTTCTGGAAGATATTGGGCTTTGTCATTTATTTCTTCTTTGTCTACGTCTGGAACGTAGTTGTTTGATAACCGTTTCCTCGCAGAAGGCTTATAACGGTTATCGTTTTTGGCTTCTTCGAGAGGTCTTACAAGACGTTGAGCAATCCATGATGCTTCTTCAAGCGTTGTGGCTTGTGGATCAACGTAAACATCGAAGGGAGAGATCCTTTCCACAAACGGTTGATCTTCCACAACCCTCATAATTGTTTGAGGAATATTTGCGTAAATATCTTCGTCTGTGGGAAGGTCCGCAGCTAGCTCAGGGCTAGTTGCTGCGAAATCAGCTACTTCAGTAAAAGCTTGATCTATGAGAGATTCTCGTTCTATTTCGCTAACCAGTTGTGGCTGCTCTAAGAACTTCCAACCTACTTTTAACCAGCCATGACCAAATATGAGAAAGTCTTTGACTGCGTGACGGAAAGGATCACGGAAGTTGTGATGTTTCCACATGTAATTGATAATTGCTTCAACAAATACTGCTCTGTCAACATTTTCTTCTTTGGTTGCTTGAACAACAATTTTCGGGTAGTTCACTGCAACGCTTGGAGCTATAACATTGACCGTCGAAAACGCTAAATTGACGGCTATAAGGTCTTGCTCATTAGAAGTTGTTGAAGGCCAGTGTTTGCCTCTGTACAAGTCAATTAGACGACGCCAAGTGTATTCGTAACCTTGCTGGTCACGCCATCTTGAACACTTTTCAACATGATCTACATATTCGGACAAGAGTTCTTGACGAGACTTCTTAGCCATTAAAACTGAGCTTTCTGTGGCAGCTTCTCTATATTACGTCCTTGAGACTTCGCTTCTGCGAACACCTTGGCTTCACGTTCACGATTAGTTAAGCCCTGTTCTTCACGGGGAAGGGTAGATTGATACCCCTGCCCCGTAGAAACAGTAATCGACTTTAGGCGCAAACGGCGTTCGTAAAGTTCCCTGAGTTCTGATAACGGCACATCTCGGCGTGCCAGAACATATTCAGCGAACTCTTGAAAGCTGGCCCCATCTGGGAGGACAGCCATGTTTTAACCAGCTTCAGAACCGCGAAGGTTTGGTTGTGTTGCCGCTGGTTCAACTTTGCCAGTTGTACCGTGCTGGTTCTTTGGCGTCATCCGCTCAGAAACTTGACCATAATCACCAGTCATGCCTGCATACCTACCTGCAGTCATGCGCTGTTTCGGTGATTGAGCACCACCAGGTTCCCAAATCGGGTTAGCAGAAACAGATCCGCCACGTTCCATTTTGGCATTAGCGCCGTCGCCTTTGCCATCTACACTACGAGTCCCATTCGTATGGGAAACAAATTTAGAAGCCATTAAAGGTTTCCTCCAAAATTGACATGTCTATAGAAAGGTTAGCGTGTCCCACGAATAGTACTAGCACCTATTCTCATGCTTGGACCTTCAGGCTCCCCTATCGCTAAACGAGCAAACCAGTCCACAGTCCAATAATCATTAACTTCAGGCGCATACTCTGGTTCGTAAGCATACTTTCTCATTTGATTAGCTAACGCTAAAGCCATAACACGGTCATCGTACGGAGAGCCATTCATGCTTCCCCTATCGTTTCGCACAAAAGTTCGCAACTCAGCCAACGTATGGCGATCACGAATAATTAGCTCTTCGTTTCTTAACGCAGAACTCAAATCGTCAATCATCAAAGGCTTCGACGTACGGGTAGTCTTCCAACCGTACTCTTGACCAATTCGATTGTTCACACTGTTTAATTGGCGTTTCCTAAACAAGTTCGGGTACCCCAGGTGACGCAACTCAGTAATAGTTGTAAGCCCATGGTTATTTGACTCAACACAACACAAAGCTTTATTAAACCAGCGCCCCAAACTATCAACCTCATCCGCTAACAAATCTGGAGCGATGTGACCGTGCCAAATAGCGACCTGTTCACCAGAACGAACATTCAGAACCTGAATAACACTGTAATCACCGTGTCCTAAACCCTCAGCAGTATCAACACCCATCACATAAGCATTACGAGACTCTGGTTGTTCCCAAACTTCTAAACTCATCGTGAACGAAACTCCAAAACCCCAGGTCCCTTAAACAAATACCCAGTTTCCCCATGGATTACATTTCGTTCCATTTCATCAAGAATATCTAAATCAAACACAGGATTACCCGACTTAACGAACGCCTCTTCGGGCGTAGTCGGATACTCCTGTGCAAGCTGCCAAGGCAACATGGACTTCACTTTCTCCATGTACCACGACTCACCCCTATCCTCAGTAGCAGACCACGGATAAAACATAGGCTCAAACTTGTTTGACCCCGTAGTAGCCCCAACCCACAACTGGTGATAAAAGTTTCCTGAACCATTAGCAGTAGAAAGCCCAATAATGCGGCCTCCTACGTCAGCCACGGGTTCTATAGACGCCCATGCTTCTTCTGCGTTTGGTAGGAATGCCCATTCGTCAACCACAATAAGTGTCGCTGATTCACCACGGGCAGGATCTGAAGCAGAAGGCATCGACGTAATCTGGCTTCCGTTGTCAAATCCCATCCGTTGCTGATGCTCAACCAAAGACTTAGGTCCACGTTCAATCATCCATTTCGGTAAATGCTGGTATCCGTACTTTGTTTTACGCAACAACAGCACAGCTTCACGTTCTGTACGACTTAAATCAATAATGTTCTGATCTGGATGAAAAAACGCCAACCAAAACTGGTGAGCAGCTACAAGTGTGCTCCACCCAATCTGTCTCGCCTTTAAGGTAAGTGAATATCTATTCTCCGCCCAATGGTCGATAGCTTCCGCTTGAGCTTCACGTAAAGCAAAAAGAATACGACCATGAGCAGGGTGAGCAATGTGCCAATAGTTCTGTAAAAAATGTTTCTCATCTCGGACACATTTTCTCCATTCTGCTTCCTGCTTTAGCTCTGCTAATCTACTTGACATGCTCACCAACCACTATTGGTGGATTCCAGAGGCGCTAACCCCACAGCAGTGCGACGAGATTCAACACGCCGCTGCGATGGAGCAACAAATCGAAGGAATCCATTTCGGAGACTCCGAAGAACATCGGAAATCCCAAATTTCTTGGATCTACAACGAAAAACTAAACGATCTAATCGCAGCCTGGATTCGGCAAGCAAACAAAGAATCAGGCTGGTCGTACGACTTACATAAACCAGAAGCTCTTCAATACACACGCTACGGCGTAGACGGCCACTACGACTGGCATATCGACGGTCACTCCGACAATCATGCTGCCCGTCGCCTTCTACCCTCTCACCAAGTTCCAAATCCAATCCCTTTGAACCTGACCCCATTCCCAGAACTCCAGGGAACCGTGCGTAAACTTTCAGCAACAGTGAATCTTTCTCATTCATCGGACTACGAAGGCGGAGAACTTCAAATCCGCTGCTACGACCAACTTCATTGTTTCAACGACGCAGAACGAGGATCAATAGCAGTATTCCCGAGCTTCATGGAACACAGAATAACACCCGTCACCAGCGGAGAACGCCACAGCGCAGTCATGTGGTTCAACGGATACCCATTTCGCTAACAACCTAAATCTTTCCGTAAAGATTCCCACACAGACCACTGACTCTCAGTCCACGTATGGTCAATCGTGTTATACAACTGCGAACACTGAGGCCCATAGCCAGGAACCAAATCAGTCCGCACCACAGGCGCAGGATCAGGCTTCTCGCTACTAGGCCACAACATCATTAATCCAGAGATCCCAGCAACCAGCGCGACAACCGCCGCAGTAACGGCTTTAATGATCTTTTTAATCGCCTCAGACCAGACATCAGCTTTTTCTGCCACATCTTCAATCGACATAAACCCCCCACAGAGTTATTTCTTTCCCCTATTACGAGCACGATTCTTAGAACTATCTTCTAAGGTCGTGCCGCCCCCCTTAGTGTGCGAAACATCCTTACCAGCCAAACTCTGACCAGCATTAGCTCTTGCTCTCCGATTCTTGTCTAAATCTGCCCGATATTTCTTACGCTCAGGAGTCGCATGGTATTTCGTGTTATACGCATCTTTCTTAGCTTTAGCCTCAGGATTCGCACGATAATACGCAGTTGACTTACTCACCATCACTGACAACTTTCACAAATATCCACCTCATCCAACGAACACTCAATAGGTTCATCATCCAAAAACGGATCAGTCAACAAATCGGGACGCTCCCCCATCTCTTCCATTTGCATCCACATCCCATCATCATGTAAGTCTTGCAACTCCGTCATCGTTTCTTCGACTTTGAAGAACGCAACTTCTTCGCAGAAGACTTTGCAGCCTTACCTCTCCCCTTAGTCGAATATCCGTACTTTTTAGGCATCCTCGCTCCTTAAACCAGCAATCAAATCATCTAACTCAGCAGCTAACTCCGCATCAGACATACCAGACGCCTCACGCTCATCATCCACAACCACTCTCCGCTTCGGAGTGAATCTTTCTATGTACTGTAAGTACAAAGATGCAGCCTTAACATCACCCTGAGCGGCCTGCTTGTACAGAGCGTCAACTACTGACTGGGTACGCTCGGGGTGGACGTTCAGTTCAGCAGCCCTGCGGTCCCACTCACGAATGAAACGAGGGTCAGCTTTCCACCTCCTAACCGTACGCTCATTCAAGTCACGCTCGGCACACCACTCCCTAGCAGAAGACGGAATACGCTCATCCGATAACAGCCACTCTAAAAATTCTGCCCATTGCTGGGGCATTACTTTTTCGCCTGTGTCGGGGTCTGTTGCCCATCCTCGGCCACCACCATTTTGCGGCATAAGAAAACCTCCTATATTTAAAGTTTAGTTGTCCCGCGAGGGAAAGTGGGACACTGTGGGTATAGTGTAGGGGGGGGG